TTTAGGCTTTGGAGCTTCGACTTCTTTAGCATCAACTATTTTTTCTGTAGTTGGAGCTTTTACTTCTTGCTCAACAGCCTGTTCTTGTGGTTGTTCAACCACTTCTTTGTTTTCATTTTCCATAATAAGATATTATATAATTGTTTAAAAATACTATTTTCTAGCGTAATACGCTATGATACTTCCAGAGTTGACATTTATTTTGGTATACTGACCAAATATATCAATACCTGCTGGAAAAGCATCACCTACTACTACTTCTTCTCCTCCAGATCCTTCATTATAAGTTTCAGATCCTGAAGCAGCGTCACCAGCAGCGTCTTCTGTGTTAGCATATCTAGTAGCTTCTTCAGCAACTAATCCAGTAGTATTACTAAATGTAGTAGCAGCTAAAGTTGTAATAGCTATAAAAATATGCTGGTCTGGTGGTACTATTACGTCTCCACCTTTTGAAAATACTGATCCAGCTATATTACCTGGATAGTCGTTATGTAATCTTGGCATAATTTTTTATTTATCTTGGTTCAAATTGTTCTAGGTCAAAACCACCTAAGTTGTCAAAGCCCGCAGACTCAAACTTTTTAGCTGGTAAATCTTTTTTTCTTTGATCGATTAACTCAGACTGTTGACTAGCTTGTATTCTAGTACGTTCATCTTTACGATCTTCTTTATATTGCTCTTTATCTTTAATCACTTGTGATTCCATGTCTTTTAATCTCATATTTAAATTAAACTCATGTTCCATAAGTTCTTTTTTAATTTCAGCTTCTCTTTCCATTTTTTGAGTTCCAAACTGAAACTCTGCTTGAGCTAATTGAACTTTTTGCTCAGTGATTATTTGATTTTTCTGTGCTTCAGCTTCTGCAGCTGCTTGAGCTGATTGAGCATTAGCTTGTGATTGAGCTTGTATATTTTGTTGAGCTATTTGTTGATCTAACTCTTGTTTCTTTTTCTTTCTTATTTTTAATACTTGATTAGCTAGTTTTAAGTTTTTAACTTCTCTAATATCAATAGCATCTTCTAAATTTATTTGTTGTTGTTGAAGAGCCATTTGAATATTATTTTCTAATCTTTGTTTTTCTTCTTCATCAGGTGCTAGTTCTAAGAATATACCAAAGTCATGCATGTGTAATTCTTTAACTTGATCTAAAGTACCAACATTAAATCTACCTAATGATAAGACAAATTGGTTTCTAGCTCTAGAATATTCTAATACATCAGATATTCTAAGTGAAACAGCTTCTGCAGTTTTTAATACTAAGAATAAACCAGCTTGTAGTATATGTCTTGTAGCTGTGTTACTATTAGCTGCTGCTAATTTTTGTAAACCAACTAAAGCATTTTTGTCAGGAGTACTAGCATCTCTAGCTTCATTAAGACCAGTTACATCTCTCATCATTTGTAAATAATAATTGTAAGACTGTATCAGCGCTGCTATTTTAGCATTACCACCTGAAGACTGTAACTCTTGTATTGGCATACGACCATTGTTAAAGTCACCATCTTGTGTCATTGATCTACCAATAACACTACCAGTTTGGAAATACATATTTAATGCTTCTTGTGGATTATAGTTAGTGCCATTGCCTAAATCTATTTCAGCTAAACCATCAGCATCTAAAAACACACCATCTGGAACAGTTCTAGATAATACTTGTTGCAGTTTTAAATGTGTTAACTGTATCATGTCAGCAAAACTTACCATACGACTAACAAGTGACTCAGGTCTACCTTTGTATATACGCGGAGCAGCAATACTATAACTCATAGACACTTTTGTAATATCAGACTTAGGCCTTGTCATGTTTTCACATTTTTTCCAGTCTAATATTATATCATGATTTAAAACTTTTATACCACTGTATAAAACCTCAATAGCTCTATCAGCTTTTTCAAATCTTGCTCTACCATCTTTAGGTGGATCAAAAGTATCATCTTTTGGTAAAGCTTTATCAGCACCAGACGCTGTTTGTTTTATTTTAAAAGTTTGTCTATTAAAAGTTTTATATTCAAAATACAATACGTTTATGTAACCTTTTTCGTTTTGATCTTCAGGGTAATAAACATATTTGTCAAACTTTTGGTTACTATATTTCTTTTCAAGATCTTCTATTTGCTCATTTGTAATATCAGGATATTGCTTTATAAGATCTTTTATTAAAACTCTTTTTACCTCACCTACATAATATAAATCTTCAAAATAAGGTGAATCACTGTATGAGTGCACTATATTAGCAGGGTCAACGTATTCAATTGTAATACCTTCAGCTTTATTAAAACCATTTTTAACACAAGAAATACCAAGTACAGCTAAGTCATAGTCTAATCTTTTCTTTATGTTATCAAACTTATTAAGAGCCATTACATTGTCAAGAGCTTCTTCTTCAGCTATTTCAATAGACTGTTTATAGTTTAATTGCATGTGAACAGAAAGTTCTTCATCATTTTCTGGTATTTTTTCAACATCATTTTTAAAAGAGTTTATACCAGTTTGAGCTTGTACATTTAGTTTAAATGATTTAAACCTCATGTCTTCTTGCATATTTTTTATATAGTCTGTTCTATCTTGTGCTGCTATAGGATCAATAGAAAAAGCTTTTACATCATAAGTTCTTTCTTGTATACCGTTAACAACAATGTCTACAAATTTAGGTATAATAGGTACTGGTTTCCAGTCTAAATTAAGATAAGATAAATCACCGTTAATAGATAATTCATCTTTATATTTTTGTATACTCTGCTCTCCACGAGCATATAATCTTAGCTCATGATATTTTAATTGAGTATCATAGTAACGGTCGGAACCGCGGTCACTTTTAAACCACTCTTGCTCAATAGCTCTTGCAACTTGCAGGCCATATTCTTTACTAGACTTCTTGGCATCAGGCACTGCCTGGCTTGGAAATGTAGATTTTGCTTTTGTTTTAATCATTAGTTATCAGTTTTGATGACATACCTTTATTGTTGTATTTTGTAAAACCAAAATTTATTGTTGTGTTTTCTCTTTTTGGGCTTGGTCTATATAAATTTTTATTACAAGCCATAATTGCTAAACCCGAACTAATACTAGCATCAAACTTTGTCCTATTATTAATATCAAATCTAGCCCAATCATTTAAAGTTGTATTAAATGATATGTTACCATATTGTCCTTCTTCTTTTAAACCAACGTACTGCTGTATATAACTTTCAATAGCAGCAGCATGCGCTTGTTTAATATCTTCACTGGAGTTTGGTATACCTCCTATTTCTTTTTCAGCTGTAGATAATTTGTTCCAAAGCTTGTCAGGTCTATTCATTGAATAACCTCTATAACCTCTACGTTTTAAATAGTATAATAATCTAGGTTTATTATTTTCTGCAAGTATTGGCATACCGTAAAACACTAATGCCATTAACACATCTTCAAAAAACATTTCAGCTGTATCAGGTCTTGCAATATATTCTAAAAAAAACTCATTAGGCGGCGCATCTTCCATGCTAAACTTAGTTAAGCCGTGTAAAGCACCTTTAGAACCTCTATTATCAACAGTACCTGATATATCATAACTATCACAGCCAAAAGCACCTATATGCTCATTACCAGGATATTTTTTACCGTTTTTAATAAAATATCTATTTTGTAGATTAACTGATGGTACCCAAGATAAATTAAACCTACCAGTTTCATCTGGATAAAATCTAACGTTAGTATCTTTAATACCATTTTCCCATACAAAACTACCTTTTATAGGTTTACTTTGCATTTCATTATAATCAATTTGCTCGTATATTTTTACTAAATTAAATATACTATTTTTAGTTTCATCTCTGAAAGCATGTTCTTCAGTTCTTGGAAACTGTCTATAATACTCGTTTAAAGCATCTTGGTCATTTTTTAACCCATCCGCTTCATTTTGCCAGTGCGCAATAACTCCAGTATCAATAACATCGTTATGAGGACCATATACTTCTGTTTCTGGATTTTCAAATACAGGTATCCCGTATTCATCAATAAAACCCTCATAGTTCCACTCCATTGGAATAAAAAAAGAGTACAAACCCGAGTTAGTTTGACCATTTCTGTTTCGTTTAGTAACATCTGAATTATAATATAACTTTTTAAAATTATCACCACCCTTGTCTAACGCATTACACGTTGATCCCATCATACATTTTCCTATAATTCTACTACCTAATCGTAAAGTAGTTTTTGTTACACGCCAGTTATTTAATATGTTATCTGGTCTTTCCCACTTACCAGATTCATCATGTACTAATAGTTTTAGCTTTTCACCATCATAACTGTTATCACCTGTATTTTTCCAGTCTATCGTTGTATCAAGACCTGTTAGCTCTTCAGGTTTTTCGTTGCTTGTTATTTTTCTTCTTGTAAGTTTTGAAGCTGGTACTCTATAGGCTAACTCTGTTTTTGGTCGATCCATACCATCTTGGATCGGTTTAAAAAAGAAAGGATAGTTAACTGATATTGGTACTACTTTGTCGGTAAACATTTTTTTAGCATCAGCACCTGACTTAGACAATATACCAAATCTTGCATCGCTTGATATTGTAGCTAAATTAACTGTTTCACCCGAAGCCATAAATGAAAAACCAGATCGTCTGTTTTTAAGGTAACACATACCATAACATCTACTATCAGCTTTACAAGCTTCCCAAAATATATAAAATAATCTATTTGCTTCTCTAAAATCAGGTTTACCTACATCTATTTTAGACCATTGGAGATACATATAGTGAGTACCGCTAATATAAGTAGCAACACCCTTGTTATAAAACCAGAAACCTCTTTCTCTTCTTTGAAATTCATCTTCTATGTAATCTATATATTTCTCTTTAAAATTAGCTGGGTAATCACGCCAATCAAATATAGTTTTTATTTGATTCAGTTCTTTTGGATATGGCGTAACTTGCCATTTGTTTTTTTCAAACTTATGTACTTTCTTTGGTTGCTTAGGTAATGCTATTTTTAAGTTCTGTATGCTATACACATCACCTATCGTACCATCTTTGCTAATAACTACAATATCGTGTTCTTTATTATAGCCATATTTCCAAGCCTTTTTTTTATTAAGCCTTTTAATTGTATTTAATTTTATTGGCTTAATAATTTCACATAAACTTTGATTATACATTACTTAGATCTTCGTTCTGCAAAACCACCAAAAGACTCTTGCTTAGTTTCTTTTACAACACCATCAAGCATTGCTTGTTCAGCTTCAATACGATTAAGTATTTCAAAAGCATCGAATATAGCTAGTTTTTTTGTAGCCGCAGCATTTTTTAATCTATCAGCAGAAACATCATCTTCAGTTTCTACTATAGGTTCTTTAGCAACCTTAACCAACTCATCAACCGCTCTGTAACCAGCTTGGATTATATTCTTTTTCTTTTCCTTTGTACTCATATTTAATTTCAATAAAAATGTTTGGAACCCTGTATAATCTTTCAGCACCTATGATAAACTCATATTCAGCTGCTTTATTATAACCTACTAGTTCGCCTTTTTTAAAACTACCATCGGAATATTTTACAATACCTATTTGATCGGCTTCAGATCCATCTTGCTTTTGTATAGGCTTTATAAATGAATAACCTGGTAAAGCTTTCCAGTTTACTATTTTTTTATAAGCAAATATCTGATCTACACTAACTCTGTATAAATCTTCTTTTATATAACTACCTGAATTACGCTCTCTACCTCTTGCATCGTGCCATCTTCTAAATACATTATGATGCACGATTACTTCATCACCTTCTTCAATTGGTGAGTTAAACTCTGAAGGTAAACCTACAACAACAGCCTCACGGCTAACATATTGATGGTTGTAAATTTCAGAGTTTAAAATAAGTTCTTTATCACCAATTTTCTTAGTATTATTGTATCGTTGCGTTTTAGGTTTTATTAAAAAATAAAACGTTCCTTTCATTAATACTCAAGATTATATTCAACTGATACAGCCATGTTTTTATTAAAATCTTTCCAAGGTAAAACCTCGTTATTTTTTTCAATTAAAACACTAAACTTGTCTTTAGATTCTATGATGTCACATATAATATGATTACCATAAACTTCTTGACCAACTGAATAATGCATTGCATCGTTCTTGTAATCTCTACCTATGCTAATTTTTCTTATTAGTTTCATCTTTAATTTCTCCAGTGTTAACATTAATATTTACAGAGCCATACTTTTCTTCAAGTTTAGCCTGAAATTGTTTCATGTTATTATTTAGTTGATTAAATTGAGCTGCTAAGTTTAATTTACCTAGTTCAAGCTCACCAATTTTAATTTGAACGCTGTTTAGATTTTTTATATTATCTTGTAGTTCAGCTAATTCTTTTTTTGTTATTTTTTTTGCCATTATATTAAATTTTAGTTTTCTTTTATATTATCACGCAATTGTCACGCTTTTTACTTCTTTTTTGGTTCAGCTATAAACCAGTCTTTGTACATTTCTCGTTTTTTAAGTATGTATTGTAAGTATTTATCTATTTTTTCTTTCCAATTTTTGTCTACAGCTGGGTTTATAATACCAGACTTTGGACTTGAAAAACATTTATTGATATAATTTTTAATATCATGTTGATTATCAAGCAAATGGTTGTTAATACAGTAAAAAGATCCCATCTGTATATTATTCCAAACATCGATAGGTTCAATTTTTTTACCTAAAACAGCAGCATATATCATACTTTCACTAATATGAGTAGTATATACGTTATTTGCTTTTTGTAAATAATAATACATATCTATATCCCTTGGTAATATATTTTGGTCGCCAAAAAAGTCTTTTAACTCACCTATAATTTGATGTGTTGTTATAGGATGTGGCTTAAAATACATATTATTACCATGTTTATTTGCTAGAAACTTTAATCTGTTTAAGCAAATATTGGATTTTACTTTGTTTGAGCCAGGTAATATAACAATATTATCTTTCGGCTCATATTGATCAAACTTAGAGTCTCTATCTTGATACTTATTAGCATTTTT